CACTAATAACAAAATATAAGAAAGCTAACGAATATTTTGATAACTATAAGTATCAATCAATGTTAACAGGGATATCAAATGGATCTACTATTAAATAACCACCAAACAAGAGGACTTCATTCACTGAGGTTTTTATCAGCATTAGAAGACTACCCAGAAATGATGCAAAGTATTTCAAGTGTTCTTGATATTGAATCAGGAATAGGATTAGATTCTGAATGGTGGGCAACAAGAATGGACGATGATGAAAAGGATCCAAAACCTTTAGAAATTGACGTAACAGCTTGTAGCCGAACTGACGAAATGAAACAAGAAGTTAAAGACATGGAAAGAGTAAACTATGTTAAAACAGGTAAGCCTTTTTGGGAGTCATTTAAAAGCAGTGAAAAGTTTGATGTATTATGGTGTCATAGTGTTTTACACAAATACAGTAATTTTTATGAAGTGCTAGTAAAAATGAACGAGCTACAGTCGAATGAAGGTATGCTATGTATTACTGTTCCTAGAATTAGTAATATGTTTTATGGAGAACCTGATTATAGAGTTTATCCTGATTGCCATACTGATATTAATATTGTAAATCTTATTCATGGATTAGCATTAGCTGGATATGATTGTAAAGATGCTTATTTCATGCAAGAAAAAAATAGCAATCTAGTAAATGCTATTGTATATAAAACATCTGATGATACATATGGTATTAATGATGTTACACCTTATGATCTAATGGAAATGGATCGCTTACCTCGTTCAATGGTACAGCAACTTAATAAGTTTGGATTTATTTCTAATAAAAATTTACTTCTTAGTTGGATAGACGGTACTCTTGTAGACTACTCCACAGTCTAGACCAAGGTATACATTCACTAATTTCTTCAACAGTCCATTCAGTATGTGCTAACTCTACTAGCCATTGTTCTCTATTTGGTCTTAAATTATCTAAATCTTTAGGATGAACACTAACAGGGTAAGTTAGACTTTCAGGTCCAGTCCAAGCCGCCACTCCATTTATAGTAGCCTCCATAGCAGGGTTACTACTTTCACTAACAACTAGTTTAGCTGTTTCTAATGCTTTGTTAAAATCAAAGTTATCGTATGTGCCTTCAACATGATTAGCTGACATATACTTAACACCATATTTCTTTTTTAAGTTAATTTCTTCGTTATAGTGAATACTTCTTTGATGCCTAGGATGGTCTCTTATTAGTATTGGAATATCTGTATGGTTTCTAATTTCTAATATTCTATTTTCGTAGTATTGATCTATATGTGGCAAGTTACGCCATTGGTCGCTTTTTTGATGTTGCCCACAAATAATAATATTATCTCCAAGTAAGTTCCAAGCCTTTAATTTTATTCCTAGCTTACTTGGTCGATCGACGTCTAAATTTGTTTTATTACAAAAGTTAGCTTTAGCATTAATACCATTGATGCCAACTTTCCATGTAACGTTTCTGTTTAATCCACCTACTTCTAAAACTACAACAGGTTTACCTTGTTTATGAAATTCATTCCAAACAGCTCTATTAGGAGCCATTCTACCATTCCATAGTAATGACCAAATTACAGCAACGTCGGCATCCATGTCGTTTTCAACTACTGAGTCGTTACACTTCCATTCGTTGACAGCTTTCATCATAGCTTCGAAAACTGGCTTACCTGCCTTGCTAGAATTTTGAGTAAAGAATGAAACTTTCATAAAAGTATTTACACTAAATATGAGTAGTTAATTCGAGAAATGGAAATCAATGTTATACGGTTATAGTACAAGTAAAAGACATACTCAAGGAGTGGTAGACTCTTTTACTAAAGGCTCAAACGGTGTATCAATTGATATAAGCGATTTAAAAAATGGACTTCCGGGCGATGCTAGTACAGTTACTAGTTTTGGTTTTCTAAGAGGTACAGCCGAAGTATTTAAACAAGCAGAAAGTAAAGGAATCAATTACTTACATATTGACCATGCTTACTTTCAAGGCGGCCATAAAACAGAACCAGATCCTTGGTATCGTATAATCAAAAACGGAATGAACATAAAAGAAATAAACAAAAGATGGCCTTCTGACAGATTTAATTTTTACTTTAGTCAACAACTTAATATACAACCATGGAAGGAAAAAGATGACGGGTATATATTAATTCTTCCTCCGACTCAGCCGACAGCTTGGTATACAAATTCTACAAATTGGTTAGTTGAAACAGTAAAACTTATTAAGTCTAAGACTGATAGAGAAATTAAGATTAGACATAAACCACCTGTAATGGTTTGTGACGATAGAGGCTATCCTTTACATTCAGATATAGTAAAACAACATATTCAAGATATGGAACATCTTGTAAGTGGTAATACTTTACAACAAGATTTAAACGGTGCTAATTGTGTAGTAGCTTATAATAGTGGAGTAGTAGTAGATGCTATTGTTCAAGGTATTCCTGTAATTAGTCACAGTAATGCGGCTTCGTATCCTTTGAGTTTTAGCATTAATGATATAGATACAAGTGTAATGAAGCAAGAACCTGATAGACAAAATTGGCTTAATGCTTTGGCTTATCATCAGTTTAGATTATCTGAAATGAGAGATGGAACAGCTTGGAATTTACTGAAAGAACATCATGGAATATAACGTAGTATACGCTAGTTTTTACCGTCTTATTAAGCATATAATAGGCGTACACGCTGACTTAAGGTAAAGTACTATCAAAGTGCTATATAGAATATTTCCTGACGTTTTAAGAAGGTTTTAATTGGCACCACTTGTTTGATTGGCTGAAAAATTTTTCGATACATACATTAGTAGACTATTATACCGGATAAAAATTATGAAAATACATTGTGTAACAACTTTTAGTAATGATGGATACAAGCAATACGCCCACCGAATGTTAGATTCGTGGATTGAACACTGGCCTAGCGATATTACCCTCCATGTATACCATGATATTCCTGCTCCTCAATGGCACAGGCAATTTCCTAGATATGTTAAAATGTGGGCTTTCGATAACAAGGAACTAGAAAGCTTCAAAGTAAGAAATAAAAATAATCCAAGTGACAGTATTAAGTTTAGTCATAAAGTTTTTGCTTTTGGAGATTGTTGTGATAAGCATATTAATTTAAAAGAGCAAATTGTAATTTTTCTAGATGCCAATACTATTACACATAGTCCTATGACAGCACCTGAGTTAGCAAGTCTAGTAGAAGGCTATCTTGGTGCTTGTTCACTAGATCCTACAGAAACTGGATTTCATATGATTAACTTAGATCATGGAGATGCTAGAGAGTTTTTAAAATACTTTTTAGATGAATACCGAAGAGATAAAATATGGGATTTACCTGCTCACACAGATAAAGATGCTTATGATAAATCAAGAGAAAGAATAGGCGCTCATTTGTTTAATAATTTAAAAGATAACGAAGTGTTAAAGGGGATTAGCAAGTGAACATAAAAACAGTAACAACTTTTAATAAACGTTTATATGATGAGTATGCTCATAGATTTATGTCAACTTATAATTGGCCTTTTGAACTAATTGTTTATAGTGAAGACGAAATACCTAATGTAGAAACATTTAATACATTTGATCTTATTCCAAAATGTAAAGAATTTGTTGACAGGAACATCAATAGAGAAGTACCTAGTTTAAATTTAGATACTTTTAAATATGATGCTGTAAGATTTTGTTATAAAGTTTATGTATATACACACGAAATATTAAAACAAATAGAAGCAGGCACAGACGGCTTAATATGTATAGATGCTGATAGTGTATTTTATAATCCTATAGATGTAGATTGGATGAAACAAAATATACATCGTGATGGATATATGATGACATACTTAGGTAGACCACGACCAGATTATAGTGAGTGTGGTTATCTATATTTTAATTTAAAACACCCGCACACCAAATACTTTGCTGAAGCGGTTCAAGAAATGTATAATTCTGATATGCTATACAATGAAAAGGAATGGCACGACAGTTGGATATGGGACGAAGTAAGGTTTAGGTTTGAAGAAAGAGGTACACAAAATTATAATATAAGTGATAACAAAAAAGGTCACGTTCAATGTAGAAGTGTATTAGGTCAAGTTTACGACCATACAAAAGGCCCAAGGAAAATAACAGGGCGTAGTTTAGAATTTACAGGTAAAGAAAGAAATAACAATGAATAACATATATGTAGGATGGGATAGTAGAGAAGACATAGCTTACCAAGTTTGTGAGCATAGCATTCTTAATAGATCTAAAACTACTGAAGTCATTCCGCTAAAACAAAAACATTTGAGAGATAGTGGAATATACACACGAGATATTGACAAACTAGGAAGTACAGAATTTACTTTTACAAGATTTTTAGTTCCGTTTTTAAATAATTACGAAGGCTGGGCTATATTCTGTGACTGTGATATGGTATTTTTAAGTGATGCTAAAAACATATTTGACCAAGCTGATGACAAGTATGCTGTGATGTGTGTACAACATGATTATACCCCACCTGAAGGACATAAAATGGATGGGCAATTACAGTTACAATATCCTAGGAAAAACTGGAGTTCTATGGTATTGTTTAATTGTGGCCATCCTAGTAATAAAAAATTGACAAAAGAGCTTATAAATGATCCTAGCATAACTGGAAAATACCTCCATAGGTTTAGTTGGCTAGAAGATTCAGAAATAGGTGAACTAAGTCACGAGTACAACTGGTTAGTTGGGTGGTATAAAGAACCTAAAGATGGTTCACCTAAAGTGTTACATTATACAGAAGGTGGTCCTTGGTTTGATAATATGAGAGATTGTGAATATAGTGATATATGGAAGAAAGAAGTTATCAACTTATATTCTAGTCAATAGGATTAATAATGTCTGATTCGAAAATAGTAATGTGTACAGGTGGCTTTGATCCACTACATACTGGGCATATTGCTTATTTAAAGGCCGCTAAAGAATTAGGAGACATACTTATTGTAGGTATAAACTCTGATGAATGGTTGGAACGTAAAAAAGGCAAAGCATTTATGCCATGGAACGAACGTCTTGCTATTTTAAATAGTTTAGAAGTAGTCGATGAAGTATTTACGTTTATGGATGATGACAACACAGCTATAAATTTTATAAAACAAGTTAAAGCACATTATCCTATTACAGCATATAAGTTAATTTTTGCTAACGGTGGAGATAGAACAGCAGATAATATTCCAGAAATGATATTTGATGATGTAGAATTTGTGTTTGGTGTTGGTGGAGAAGATAAAAAGAATTCAAGTAGCTGGATATTAGAAGAATGGAAAGCACCAAAGGTAGAACGTAGTTGGGGTCATTACAGAAATTTATACAAAGGTAAAAATTTTATGGTAAAAGAATTAGTTATTAATCCACATAGTGCTTTATCAATGCAAAGACACGAGCATAGAAGTGAAACTTGGAACCTAGTTAGTGGCAATGCTGAAGTTTTAGTTAAGCAAGGTATAACAGATCCGTATGATGGACCATCAGTATGGGCATTACACCCTAACAATCCTGTAGATATAATAAAAGGAGTCTGGCACAAAGGCAGAAATACTACAGATGAACCAGCACATATTATTGAAATATGGAAAGGCGAAACTGATAAATTAACAGAAGAAGACATAGAACGTTGGGATAAGGAAGAAGAATGATATTATACTGTGCGGCAGACTCAAAATATTTTGATCTTTACTTTCATTTGTGGGCCCACCAGGCTAACAAGTTTTATCCTGACATGAAAAAGTATGTTGCTATATATAGACCTACAATTGAACAGCAACATAGGTGTCAAGCATTTGGTGTAGAATGGAAAGACGTTACAAAATCAATGCCAGCAGATCCTATTAGAAAACATTTTTATCTTTTACGTTGGTTAAACTTGCCTTATGAAAGAGGAGAACCAATATTAGAAACACAGATAAATTGTTTAGCAGTTAAAACACAACACTTTAGTGAACATACTGTAGAGCAGTTAAGGATTGGTCGAATGAAACGTGGTTTTATAGGTGGTGTATCGGCGGCAGTTTTCACACCAGAGGGTGCTAAACGTGTTGTTGAACAAGCAAAAGTAATGATTGCTGATCCTCCCGAAAGCGACCACGAGATGAATATGTGGCAAGAGGAAAATTTAACTTACCAAAACGTATTAGCAGAAGAACAATTTAAAAAAATTAACACTTATAAAAAACTAAAAGAACAAACTTGCTGGATTACTGCCGGGACATCTCAGAATCACACTCCAGAACAAAAGTTGAAAGTATTGAGGTATTACATTGATGAGTAAATTAACAGTTATTATGCCGGCCGCCGGCAAAGGCACACGTTTGAACCTGCCTTATCCAAAAGAAATATTAAGACTTGACAAAGAACAAGCATTAATAGATCACAGTTTTGACTTTTTTAGAGATTATGGTCGTAAAGATGTTGAATTTGTTATTGTTGTTAATGAAGAAAAAACAGAAATAGTAGAATATCTAGCAAGATATAAAGATAGGTATAATATAAGTTTCACTTATCAAAATCCAAACGAATTTGAATACACAGGTGCTATAAAAAGTGCTAGACATTTGTTTGGTGAGCATAATGTTATACTGTTACCTGATACTATTATGAAATTACCACCTAATGTAGATTTAGTAGAAGCATTAGAAAACAGTTTAACTGAAACTGGCTTTACATTTTTTTACAAAGAAGAAACAAATCCTGATATGTTAAAAACTAAAGGTGCTTTGAGTATTGATCTCGAAGGCAAAGTAGTATTGTATGAAGATAAGCCAGAACAAGACTTTGAGAGGTTTAATGCTTTTTGGTGTAGCTTTGCTTTTAGACGTAGAGCATTTGATGATTGTATTTCCTTTATGGAAAAGAGTACATTAAATCAAAGAGTAAACATTGATGAAATTAAAAGCACACCTATATTTCAAAGTAAAGGAATTAAAGTTGACGATTATACTGATTTAGGTACTTGGGAAGAAATAAGGCGATTATTAGCCAATCATGAGTAAGAAAATTGTAACAGATTGTGATGGTGTATTGTTAGACTGGTGTTATGCTTATGACATTTGGATGAGCGAACAAGGATATCAAAGACAACCAGACACAGATCACAGTTTTAATCAAACAGTACGTTATGGTATTAGTGAAGAAGATATGATTGATACTGTAAAAAGTTTTAATGAATCAGCATCAGTAGGTTATTTGCCTGCCTTTAAAGATAGTGTAGAATATGTTACACGACTTGCTGAAGAAGGTTGGCGGTTTGATGTTGTTAGCAGTTTACATATTGACAAGTATGCTCAAACTTTAAGAAAAAAGAATTTAACACACTTGTTTGGAGATGTGTTTGACAAGATTGATGCCAGTTTAAGTTTTACAGGAGGCAAAGGAGACTACCTTGCTGAACATTATGGTGATACAGGATACTGGTGGATTGAAGATAGCGTAAGTCATGCTGTTAGTGGACAAGACGCTGGCCTTAAGAGCGTGGTAATGGATTGGCCTTATAACCAACGTTGGGAAGGTCTAAGAGTAAAAAATTGGAAAGAGTTATACGGAGTAATAAATGACACCACACATTGAAGCACAAAAAGGAGATTATGCTCCTACAGTTTTAATGCCAGGCGATCCTCTTAGGGCTAAATGGATTGCTGAAACATTTTTAACAGATTATAAGCAAGTAAACGGTGTAAGAAACTGTTTAGGATACACTGGATATTATAACGATTCAAGAGTTAGTGTCCAAGCTAGTGGCATGGGACAACCTAGTTTAGGAATATATGCCCATGAACTTTATAACTTTTATGATGTAAAAAATATTATAAGAGTTGGTAGTTGTGGAGGATTAGCAAAAAACGTTAAGTTAGGAGACATTGTTGTTGCTATGACAGCCTCCACTGATAGTGATATGTCTAGTAAAATATTATCTAGTTTATATACTGATGTAAAATTTTGCCCTTGTGCCGATTATGAATTATTAAAAGATTTTGTTAGCAACATACCCAAGACGGCAAAGTATCATGTAGGTAGTATTGTTAGCACAGATTATTTTTACCAACCAGAAGAAGATTGGTGGAAACCTTTAGCAGATGTAGGTATACTTGCTGTTGAAATGGAAGCTCACTTACTATACACTTTAGCTATGAGATTTGGCAAAAAAGCATTAGCAGTTAGTACGGTAAGCGACCATCTAGATGGCGGTGACTCTATGTCTGCTAAAGAAAGGCAAAGTAGTTTTAACGATATGGTTAAAACAGTTTTAGAAACAGTATGTTAGCCTTTGGTTGTAGCATAGTAGCTGGAGAAGAGCTAGAAGGTAAACAAACAATACCTAAACTGTTTGCTGAACATATTGGCGAACCATTAATCAATCACGGACTTATGGGTGCTGGTAATGATGAAATTTTACTTGAAGCATTTGATAAAGTAGAACCAGGACATACTGTACTAGTAGGTATCACTGATGTAGCAAGAGTCTTTTGGCCACACGTAGCAGTCGAAGATAAGATGCAGACGTTTAGTATAAATGAAAAAAGTAAACTTCATAAGTTAAAAGAAAGTCTTGACCTTTGGTTTAAATGGTGCTATAATGAAGGTACATTAGAACAATATTATATTAAACGTTTTAAGCAGTTTGAAAAATATTGTCAAGTGTTAGGCAACAAAATATATTTCTTTTCAGGCATTACTCCTCCTACTAGCCAATTTCAAAAACATCATGGCACTAACTGGCATACATCTTCAGCATTGATAGATTACGCCGACCAGTATGGTAGAGAGCCCAAAGGCCATCCAAATGAAATATGCCATATTAAATATTTTGAAAGTATGAAAGAAGAGTTTAAATTATAATGAAAGCAAAATTAGTATCGTACTCAGTACCAACAGAAGAATTTAAAAATCTTGGATTAGATAATGTACAAGACTTGGTAGCCTATTGTGCCAAAGTAAGCAATCCATCAAATCAAATTAACAAAGAAACAAGTGAACGTTTGATTAAGTATTTAATACAACATCAACATTGGTCACCACTCGAAATGGTTAGTGCTTGTTTAGAAATAGAAACAACAAGAGATATTGCTCACCAAATAGTAAGACATAGAAGTTTTAGTTTCCAAGAGTTTAGTCAACGCTATGCTGATCCTACTACAATGGAAGATTGGTATGAATTAAGAGAAGCACGTTTACAAGATACTAAAAATAGACAAAACAGTATTGAAACTGAAGATGTACACTTAACTATGGAATGGTTTAAGAAACAATCAGCAGTACAACAGGCATCAGAAGATGCTTATAATTGGGCGATTACAAACGGTATTGCTAAAGAACAAGCCCGTGTAGTATTACCAGAAGGAATGACTAAAACAAGATTATATATGAATGGTACATTACGAAGCTGGGTACATTATATTGAATTAAGAGGAGCCAACGGAACACAAAAAGAGCATATGGAAATAGCTCACGCTTGTGCTGATGTTATTAGTAAAATATTTCCTCTTATGAATAATTTAGGAGATGAGAATGAAAGCAGGTAAGATATGGGGACAAACAGAACTCATTCATGCTAATGGAGTTCTTGAGTTTCATAGAATAGAATTTAAAGCAGGTTATAAATGTAGTGAACACGAGCATGAATTTAAATGGAACGGATTCTTTGTAGAATCAGGTAAGATGATAGTTCGTGTATGGCAAAGTGAAGACCAACAAGGATTAGTAGACGAAACTATTCTTAAAGCAGGAGATTTTACACAGGTTAAGCCAGGAATGGTACATCAATTTGAAGGTGTAGAAGATGGTGTAGCTTTTGAACTATATTGGGCTGAATTTAATCACAGTGATATTAAAAGACGTACGGTGGGCTCTAAATTAAAATGATAAATGTAGCTTGTGTTTGGATACCACCAAAATACAGTATGTCTTATGTAGATAAACTTTACAATAGTGTAAAAAGAAACCTAACACAGAATTTTAATTTTTATTGTTTAACAACACACCCACAAGACGTTAATAATCCTAATGTAATACCTATTAGTATACCTATTGATGAACAATTAGAAAAAGGTAAAAACAAATGGTGGTATAAGGCTCATTTATTCAAAGAACATAATTGGGAAGGACAAATCTTATATTTAGATTTAGACACAGTCGTTGTTAACAATTTAGATAAGTTTTTTAACCATAGACCTACCGAATTCAATATATGCCAAGATTTTAATCGACACGGAATGCCTAAATACTATGTAAGTAATAGTAGTGTAATGAAGTTTCAAGCAAACAATTATACTAAATTTTATCAAGACTTTATTGAAAATAAGACTAATATTGTTAACAAATTTAAGGGAGATCAAGATTGGTTAACTAGAATCTTAGAAGATAATAAATCATGGTGGCCTAAAGAATGGGCTATGAGTTATAAATGGGAAGTCCTCAACGGAGGATTAAAACATATGGGCACAAAAGAATATCTTTCTAATGAAACAATAGTAAATCCTGAAACAAGTATTTTAGTATTTCATGGCAACCCAAATCCTGGTGATATTGCCGACGATCCAATTATAAAAGAACACTGGTTATGATAACAAAGAAAAAATGTAGACACGGTAATTTTACTTTTTTTGATAATGATATTATCATTGGAAAAAGTATGGCAGTATATGGCGAGTACTGTGAATGGGAGATTATGTGTTTAGATCATATTATTGAATCCGATTGGCATATAGCTGATATAGGTGCTAACATAGGAACACATACTATACCATTTACTAGATTTGCTCACAAAGGTCATGTACATTGTTTTGAGCCTAACGAAACAACTAGAAATTTATTAGAAAGAAACTTATTAGATAACAAAGTTACTAATGCTACTGTTTTCCCTTATGCTTTAAGTAGAAGTGCTGGAGAAAAATATTTGAGTAATTATAATCCACAAAAGCCAGGAAATTACGGTGAATCAAGTTTAAATTCTAGTAGCGAATATATGTCTTTAGTTCCTACTATGAGATTAGATCAAATACAGTTTGAAAGATTAGATTTAATTAAGTGTGATGTAGAAGGCGAAGAACTTGAAGTATTTAAAGGAGCCAAACATACACTAGCAAAACACTTGCCTTCTTGTTTTGTAGAATGTAATACAGAAACTCATTTAGCACCTCTATGGGATAGATTTACAAAACTAGGATATCATAAATTTTATTGGTGCCCTGTTAGAAATTATAACCCAGACAATTACAATAATTACGAAAAGAATATATTTGGTACTAGTGGTGTTATTAACATACTAATTCTATCGCCTAAATTAAAAGTAAAATTTGATTACTTAGAACCAGTTACAGACAGAGAAGATACTTATAAGAAAATGTATGATAGAGTATCAACAGATCAAATCAACAAAAATAAATTAATTTAACTTTTCCAGTCTGACCCTGTCCAACCGTCTTCGTTATCTACTGGAATACTACCAGTAATAAAAGTTTGATTAGGTAGTTTACTTTTTAACGTGTCATATGTTGATAGGCATAAATTATGTCTTGCTTTTATATCGTAAAGTTTATTTTTATCACTAGCTGTAATAGAACCAATTGTAGCAGTATCAAAAATGTTACTCATCCAAAATAGTGTTGGCTTGTTTTCTAAAGAATTAAAGAGTATATCTTGCCCCATAGTGTCAGTAACTAAATTTAATGAAACCCATGAGATATTTCCCATAAGTTCGGCGTGTTGAAGTTGAGTCATTGTTTTAGTAATATTATCAACTCCTCCCCATTTATCACATTCTTCTTTCCACATTCTATCCCATTCCCTAGGACCAGCGCCTGGTCTACAACCTTCTGTACATTGTCCTGTTTGTACTAGAATACTTTTAGCAACTGAATGTTCTAATGCCCATTCATGTAACGGAGTATGACCGTCCCAATCTATTATCATTTCTTTAGCAAAAGAAATAGGCAAACTACTAACATCATAAAGTACTAGTCTTTTGTCCCAAGTCCAATTTAACTGATATAGTAACCAAGCAAATTTTAAACCACTAGGTAATAGTACAAACTGATCAAAATCTCCTTTTGACTTAGCTTTTTTAATTTCTGATTCTCTATACTTTTCTGTATTAAACAAATGATGTACTAAAGTATAACCGCCTAAGCTCATAGTAAGTTTATTTCTTGTATAGTCGTCGGTTTGCCATTCGTTAGTAACACTTAATACTTCGTTCCATTCTTTATTATCGAGAACAACTTCGTCGTTAGTATAATCAGTATAGTAGCTTGTAATAGTGCCACATGGACTTTTTACTTTTATTGCTTTTTTTAGATGTTGTTCTTTTAGTAAAAGCATTAACAAATCTTCACTAATGTTTTTGTTATTACCTGTAATATGAAAGTAGCCTTTAGTTTGACATTCATTAATAGTCTTGTATATACGATCACCTAAGGCATAAGAAGATATTTTAGAAAAGAAGTTTGTATTATCGCTAAGATCTTGTTCTAAAACAATAGAATACTCATATCTCATTATATCAAAATAATCGTTATATAACATCTAAACTTTTAACCATTTCTATAACGCTGTTTTTGTACTGAGGGAATCTTCCAAATACAACATCATCTTTGTTTAATCTTTTCTTAAATGTTTCGTACCAAACTAATTCGTTATCTTTACTTCCTGCTGACCACATACGACTAGCATAGCTAGTAAAAATATTACTAATAAACCAATAAGATCTACCTTTAGTGTAAGTAGATAGTTTTTTAGCTAAGAAGTTATCTGAGATAACATTCATATTAACATATGAAATTTTTCCTAAAGCAGATGATTTTTGAAAATTATGGAAAAATTCTTTAAACAACTCCCAACCAACTTCAGGATCGTCGCTATGTTTTAAAGAAGCCCATCGTATCATTTCTTGTTCCCACAAATCTGTTAAGTGATTTCTGGTTGCTTCTATGTCGTTGCCTTCAATCCAACCAGAGTAAATGAATATTTCTTTAGCTAAAGGATTTTCTAAAATAAAATCAGTAAATGATTGATCCCAAGGAGACCATTTTTCTACTATGTTTCTTAAGTGTAATAGATTTGTACTACTAATGTCAAACAATGTTAAGTATTCTTCTTCTGGGTTCCATTTGTTTGCTGTTAATTGCCACGCCCACAGCCAACCTGAAGCAACCATAACATAATGATCAAACTTTTTGTTTTTTAGTTTATTAAAAGGATTGTAGTATTTTTCTGTATTAAAGGCAAACAAATTGTTAACCCATGGACTAACTTCTTCTTGAATTCTAAACGTTACTAGGTCTTTACAAAAGGGTCTATCTTGTGATGAAAGTTCTTCTAATGTTTTATCGGTAACACAATCTTCTAATAATTGGCCTAGTTTTAATAAATGAACGTTTCCTGTACTAATAGCTTTTTCTTCTTGTTTATTTTTAATCAACATTTCAATAAACATTGTTTCGCTAAACTCAGCATCATTTTCTACGATAATAGCATAGTTACTTTTAAATGCTAGTGCTTCTTCTAAGGTTTCAACTGTTGTAATATTATTAAGAACATTAGAAACAATTAAGCTATAAAAAGATGTTTGTTCGTTGGGATTTACTAATATTAAGTCTACAGCAGATTCTAATATCCTTTGAGCATTAGGATAATCGTTGCCTTCTATTTTAAACTTATCAAAATCTTTGTTAGACTCAGAACTCAACTTCACCGTCCTCTATATAATCATTCATATTTTCAATTAACCAATTGTGATTTTTCATATCTTCATCTGACTCGTAATAAACAAACTGTCTAAATGGATTAATTCTTTCATCAAACATATGAACTTCATATCCTTGTAATAAAAATTTACTAATCCAATTCCATCCATAGAAAAGTTTACTATCTGGTTGTCTAGTTATCTCGCCAGCAGATTTTAAAATGCCATCGATATTAGTTACTTTTGGAAATACTTGATCACTTTCGGCGGTATCTCGTCTGTTACCAAAAAATAGTCTTCCTGCTTTTTGAAAATGTTCTAAGTTTACAACTAATACATATGGCATAATCCCCCACCATCTATCTCCAGTGTCGTCACTTTTATGTACATAATGACACAGTACACTACAGTTAGGATTTTTTTCCATGTAGTTCATAGCTCTAATTGTAAACTCTCGTGCTATTACACTACCTGGTGTTTGTATAATAGCAAATTTAGAATCTGATTTATGTAGAGATTTCATTACACCTAATTCTACTACAGGTCCAGTATATTCAAAAGCAAACATATCTTTTAGCTCTTCATGGTTTGCTGTAGTAAGTGTAGATGCTAAAGTTCCAGCATTTTCTAGTGTATCTACTTTTTCATCTAAGAATTTTTTATAATCCCAATGTATTAGTGATACTTGATTTTTTATAAAACTCCAACTAATCATTTACGTCCTCTGTTTAAATTTACCCCACCATTGACGTCTAAAACTATTAGCAGTAATGTCTGCCCAATATTGTTCGTCTGGTGTTCCACTAGCAATCATATGATACCTTGTTTCGTTACTCATATTAACAACAGTATGATAGTGATTATTACCAAACAACCACATACATCCATCTGTTACAGGAATATTACCCCATTGACCCATATGGAAGTAACACTTGTCGGGATTTGTTAAACTAATATTAACAACACCTAAATCAAATGTAGGATCCTCTCCATCTGGTACATCATTATGCCAGCGAATAACTCCGCCAGGACGTAGTATCATAAATCTAATTCTGTTATATCTTTTATAGTGGAAATCATTTTTAAAGAAGTTTGTTGTAACAGGACATTCATCTGCTATCTCTGTCCACTTTAATGCTCCGGCGGCTCTTGCTTCATTGTAATTAGCATAACCATATTCTTCGGGTGGTAACGTGGAATCAGAACTTAAACCATAAAGTGCTACAGCAGACCAACCTTGGTTACTACCGTCATTGTATGTTGGTATTAATCCTTTTTCATCTAGTACTTTTGCTTCTTCGGCCATTTCTTCATAAGGCCATGTAGGAAAGTCTAACATAAGCCAAGGTAAGCCAAATCCAAAATGTTCTTTCTTTGGGTGACTGTTATCTCTTATCCAATCGTATGTATCTTGGTTATTTAAGGGGTCAATGCCAAAGTCTCCTGGCATGGGAATTTGCTTTCCGTTTATATCCATGTGGTGATTTCCTTTACAATATTTATCTGGGTATATAATGGGTGAGTGTATTATTGGCTTGACACAACTTACAGTTTGTGTTACAATAACAAAGTTATTTATAAGGAGATACAAATTGACCACATTATTAGCTGTAGCATTACAGGATGAATACCCAAACACTAATATACCTACTGGGTTTGATATAGTATATACTGGCGTTGGAAAAATTAATGCCACATACGAGCTAACTAAAAAACTTATGCTGAGTGATGACGAAATGCCAAAACAAGTAATTAACTTTGGAACAGCAGGATCAGTAAATGGAAAGCATACAGGACTAGTAGAAGTAGACATTATTTTACAACGTGATATGATAGCTGAGCCACTAGAACCACGTGGCATTACACCATATCAAGAAGCCAGCGGAGTAGATCATGCTATTGTATTACATTCAAATACTAACATAACTTTAGGCACAGGAGATAACTTTGTAAGTGAAGATGACCCGTGGTTTGAGTATGCTAATGTAGATCTAGTAGATATGGAAGCCTATGCTTTAGCCGTTGTATGTGCTAAAATGGGTGTAAAATTTCGTTGTTTTAAATATATTTCGGATAGTGCTAACAAAGAAGCCAAAAACGATTGGGAATCATCACTCAAAATAGCCAAAAATGACTTCCAAAAATTGCTTGAGGAGGAAAATAATTTAAAAACCTAATAAAATCAATGGTTTATAAGCAAAAAAAATATGCTAAAATGGTTGACAGCAAACCTAAAGATGCTATAATAGTATATGTAAGTTAGAAAAACAATAGACAATGAAAAAGGAGTAACTATATGTCATATGTTAATATCAAGAAAGGTTCTTACAGAAACAAACCTGTTGAGAACATCATTTTTCCACTCATTAAGAACATGACTTCAGGTAAGAAGGGTATGTTCCTTACTGTTGATGGTTCAAAAGTATTTGGTCCTGATTTTAATAAAATTAGGGTTACAGTTAAGCCAAGTGGTTTTGAGTTTATCGAAGATGAGCAGGATTATTTTAAACAATGTGATTCTTTAGGACACGGCGATACAGATGATGGATCACCTAGTTCACAAGAAGATGATGAGAAACGAATTAAAGAAATTGATGAACGTTTCGAAATTTTAAATGAAATGTCAGCAAGTCTTAAAAATGGCGACATTCGTGCTTTGATTGTTACAGGCCCTCCGGGGGTTGGTAAATCATATGGTGTTGAACAAACACTAGACGATCACAGCCTATTTGATGACTTGGCTAGTAGCAAAAGAAAGTATGAAGTAGTTAAAGGTGCTATGACGGCCTTAGGACTTTATGCTAAACTTTATGAGTATAGTGATCCAGGTAACGTAGTTGTATTTGATGACTGTGACTCTGTATTACTAGATGACTTGGCTTTAAACATTTTAAAGGCCGCTTTAGATAGTGGTAAGAAACGTAAACTAATGTGGAGTGCCGATAGTGCTAAACTAAGAGCAGAAGGTATCCCAAATGAGTTTGAATTTAAAGGTTCAGCTTGTTTTATTACAAACATTAAGTTTGAAAATGTTAAGTCTAAGAAACTACAAGATCACCTAGAGGCACTTATGTCAAGATGTCACTATTTAGATCTTACTCTTGATACAATGAGAGACAAGTATCTTAGAATTAAACAAATTGCTGACAAAGGTGATTTGTTTGAAGGATACGGTTTTAGCAAAGAAGACGAAGATGAGATTCTTAACTTTGTTTATGAGAACCGAAATAGACTTCGAGAGATGAGTTTAAGGACAGCTCTTAAAGTAGGTGACCTTAAAAAGATCTCTGAGAAGTGGCAGAGCCTAGCTGTATCGACCTGTATGAAACGGGTATAGTTGCTCCTTACTAGGCACACTTGGGGGAGTTCTTCCACAAAGGACTTCCCCTTTTTTAATAATAAAGGTTAGATTATGAGTTTGAAGTTACCATCAAATATAGAATACTGTATAGAGATAATGGCAGGGTTTACTGAGCCTCCTGTTGTACCTAAAGTAAAAGGTATTCGTATAGGTTCGTATATTAAACTAGCAAGATACGATGTTAACTTTGTTAATAATGTAAGTTCGTTTATTGCTAATAATCAAGGTATGACAAGCAGGCAACGTGAACTAGCAGTTAAATTAACAGACAAATACCGTAAGCAATTTAGACGTGTGGGAATTGATGTAACACAAATTGCTAAAGAACCAATTTTTAGTCAACCAGAAAGACAAGTAGACCGTACAAAAAAGATGACAATGGATGAAGATTTTATCTATTTGAAGTTTCCATATAATCAAGACTTGATTAAAGATGTAAATACTTTTTTACGTGATGAAAAATTATACCATAACGGAACCTCTAGATGGGTGCCAGAAGAAAAGCTATGGTACATTAATAATAACGAAAGTAATTTTGTTATATTATATAACTGGTCACATAATAACGGGTTTGAGAAATCTAAAGAAGTAGAACAATATTCAAAAGACATTAGAAAAATTTTAGATAATAAGTTAGATTATATTCCTTATGCTAGGGTTACACAGTCGACAGACTTATGTAATGACTCGTTTTTAACTCTAGTTAATGCTCCGCCTAGTTTACAGGAGTATTGGGATAAGAATGTAAGAGGACAATCAGTTTTAGGACAAATTAGAAGTTGTGGATTATTGGCAATAACACTTGACAATGAAGTTTTAACCAAGTATAATTTTAGTATAGTAGAAAAAGCAGTATTAGAAAATAATCATGTTAGTTTAAATTATGATTGTGGAACTATAATTTTTGCTTGTCTTAATTTAGGATATGAGAAAATAGCAGTAGGATTATCAAGTCATTCTCAGTCTAATGTTAAAGAAGTAGAAAAGATAGTAAGGCTTTATAAAGAAAAGTTTGGTTCTGCTAAAGGCTTATGTGTTAGTGGAAAGTCAAAAGCATTTGATGACATAGGAGATGATGTTATTGAAACACCAGATAAAGATACTAGAGTTTTAATAACTGATAGAATGAGTAGGTTACATAATACAGACTGGAATTTTAATTCAGAAGTAACTATAGGACAAGGTATGTTTAGTAAAAGAAATGTATGGATGTCTAATAAAGTTATAGAAGTAAAACCACAGCCAGATGAAGATACAGTAGATAGTGATGAATTATTTTAATGAGTAAATGTATATTACATATTAAAGATGAGGTAAACGTTAAGTTTGAAGGCTTAGATTTAAATGCCCGTAAAAAGCTAACTAACAAATTTAAATTTGAAGTTCCTTATGCTAGATATTTGCCAGCAGTAAGATTAGGCAGATGGGATGGCAAGATAGGATTTTTTCAGCTAGGCGGATCTTCGTTTACAAATTTGTTACCTGATATTATTCCTATATTAGATGAACTTAATTATGACATTGAATTAAACGATCAAAGAGAATATAGAACTAACTTTGATTTTGAACAAGTTACAGAAGAATCTTACAGTCATCTCACATGGCCAGAAAGGCACCCTATAGCAGGTGAGCCTATTGTATTAAGAGATTATCAAGTAGATACAATCAATAAGTTTTTAGAGAATCCACAAAGTATACAAGAAATAGCCACAGGTGCTGGTAAGACTTTAATAACAGCCGTATTAAGTAATAAGGTAGAACCATATGGCAGAAGTATTGTAATTGTTCCTAACAAATCACTAGTAACACAAACAGAAGAAGATTATATTAATATGGGCCTCGATGTTGGTGTGTTCTTTGGTGATAGAAAAGAATTTGGTAAAACACATACTATTTGTACATGGCAAAGTTTAAATATATTACTAAAGAAAACTAAAAACAGTGAAGCATTAATAACCATTGATGAGTTTTTAGAAGGTGTAGTATGTGTTATGGTAGACGAAGTACATATGGCAAAAGCAGATGTACTAAAACAATTACTAACAGGTGTTATGGCCCAAGTTCCTATTAGATGGGGACTAACAGGAACAATACCAAAAGAAAACTTTGAATGGATGAGTCTTTTGGTTAGTTTGGGAGATGTGACACAAAGAATACAAGCTAGTGAATTACAAGATAAAGGAGTACTAGCTAACTGTAATGTTAATGTTGTACAATTACAAGACTTTGGCGATTATGGTGGATATCAACAAGAACTAAAATATCTATTAACAAATGCTAAACGTTTAGATTATATGGCAAGGCTGTTTTCAAAAATATCTGAATCAGGTAATACTTTAATACTTGTTGATAGAATTAGTGCTGGTAATGAATTAGTAGAACGGTTAGGTGACAAAGCAGTATTCATTTCAGGAGTTACAAAAGGTGAAGATAGAAAAACAGAATACGACGAAGTTGCAGAAGTGGATGGAAAAATCATCGTGGCTACATATGGTGTGGCCGCTGTTGGCATTAACATTCCACGTATTTTTAATTTGGTACTTCTTGAGCCAGGCAAGTCTTTTGTTAGAGTTATACAGTCGATAGGACGTGGTATTCGTAAAGCAGAGGATAAAGATTTTGTACAAGTGTGGGACATAACGTCTACTTGTAAGTTTGCCAAAAGGCACCTAACCAAACGTAAAGCATTTTACAGAGAAGCTAATTACCCATTTCAAGTAGAAAAAGTTGACTGGGACAAATAAAGATGTTATACTACATCAATAATAAAGGATAAAAAATGAGTCAAATATTAACATTAGATAATAAATGTTTTCCGATGACAGAAGTACCTGACCAAGTAGAAGATATGAGGTTTGGTGTATTAGATAATTCAAATCCACAAGATCCAGATTATTTCTTTATACCACTTATATTTTTAGAAAGTTTTAATAGTCCGGCACTAGTATTAAAGATTGGAGATCACCAAATTAAGATGCCATTAGATTGGTGTATGCTTATTGGTGAAGAAGATCACGGAGACCTAGAAGTTTTAAGTTTAACAAGTATTAATGACAGAGGCTTCAAGGCGTTTGTGTTTAATCAGTTAACTGATTTCAAACCAGATTTTTATGACGTTGAAATAGTAGACGTGTATCAAGAAGTAAGATGGTTCTTTCCAAAGCTAAAAGCAGGACAGCTTCTTGCTGTTCCGTTACATGATGGACCTAAACCAAAGTGTGCTTTCTTTGTTAAAGAAGTAACAAGAAACAATGAAATTGTAGATGTAGGAAAAGTATGGGGATGAGTTTACCACTAAACAAGGTGTTACCTGCTATCGATAAAAAAGATAGAAAGTTCTGGGATAGATTAACAGAAGAAGAGAAGAAAGCATTTAGTCCTTTCTTATACAACAGGTATGCTAGTAGTGTTAAAGGTGAAAACTTATTACAACAATGGTATCTTAGAGCTACAAACGAACGTACTAACAAGAATTTTTTTGATATAAGTAGTAGTAAACATCCTAAATTACATTGGTTGCTATTAACTACAATTAGTCCACAGATGGGTACACAGTATCACGAATGGATACCTCATAAGAAAAAAACAAAATCTAGTAAAAGTGGATTCGATAAAACTATTAGAAAACTGTATCCTAATATGAAAGAGGATGAAGTTCAACTGTTAGCTTCTATTGTAACTAAGAAAGAACTAAAGGAACAGTTAATTTTACTTGGCTGGGACGATAAAGATATAAAGGCTGAGTTAAAGTGAATGGACAGATGGTTGAAATTGTGAAAGACGTTATTAACAATTACAAATCTTCAAAATCATACAAATGTAAATATTGTGAAAGAAGCTTTGTAAAAGAGTCAACATTATTAGCTCATATGTGTGAGCCTAAAAGACGTTGGGAACAAAAAAATGAAAAACACATTCAATTAGGCTTACAGGCATACTTGTATTTCTTTAAACAAACACAATCAAATTCTACAAACAAAGGTTACAAAGACTTTATAGGAAGCAATTATTATAATGCTTTTTGTAAGTTTGGTAAGTTTATGATTGATTATAAAGTCATAAACACACAAAAATATATTGAGTATGTAATTAACAGTAAGTTTAAATTAGATCATTGGTGTAAAGAACAGTATTACTTAGATTGGTTAGGCGGTTACTTAAAAACAGAGCATTGGGAAGATGCTTTAACTAGAAGTTTAAACACAATGGAATCTTGGGCAGACACAGCCGGAGTAGATATTAAAAGTTATTTTATAGCTAACAATAAAAATAAAATAGTTCAAGATATTATTAATGGACGTATAAGTCCATGGGTAATTTTTAGTACAGAAACAGGCAAAGAGTGTTTAGGAAAACTTAATGAAGAACAAGTACAATTAGTTTACCCATATATAGATCCTGACTACTGGAGACAGCATCTTATTAAATTTAACAAAGAATCTAAAATTGTAAAAGATACTTTAAAGGAAGTAGGATTTTAATGGAACACGTGGTTAATTATTTTAAAGAAAGTTATAGATTAAGCCCGTTTGCTTTTTATTGTGAGGTTGGTGAAGCAATAGTATTAATAATAGGTAGTGCTGTTTTAAGTTTTACAATTTTAAATCCAGCAACACATATATTTGTTCCGCTTTACTTAATAGGCAGTATACTAGGACTGATAAGTACTTACATAAGAAAGTCTAGTGCTATTGTCCTTATTAGTTGGTTTGTAGCAATGAACTTTTGGGCTTTCTTACAGTTATTCATCATATGATTAAATTACCTGATATAGACATAGACTTTGCTAATAGAGAAACTATATTAAGCAAGTTAAAACATATACCTGCTACTTTAGACACTGGTAAGAAACACAACACAGGTGCTTATTTTGTAGACATTCCTGTAGATCCTATGACTGGACAAGCAAGTATTGATCATGAAGTAGCAGAAGAAAGAGGATATTTTAAAGTAGACTTTTTAAATGTAAGTGTATACCAAGGTATTAAAGATGAAGATCATATTAATCGTTTACTAGAAAAGACACCAAACTGGAAACGATTATGGTTAGACGAAGAATTTTGTAGTAAGGTAATTCATGTAAATGGTCATTATGATCTAATGACACAAATGAAACCTGACAGCATTGTAAGAATGGCAATGTTCTTAGCAGTTATGAGACCAGGCAAAGCAAACCTAAGGCAACATAACTGGAAAGACATAGCAGAAAAAGTCTGGATTAAACCAGAAGATGGAAGTTACTATTTTAAAAAAGCACACGCCGTAGCCTATGCCCATTTAGTAGCAATCCATGTAAACTTATTAGAAGAACAAGAAAAGGAGACAACATGAACTTTATAATTTGGCACTTATTAGCAATAGTATCGGTAATGGCAATATCATTTATTGCTGGCTTTTGGTATGCTAATAATACTTGGATTAGGTTTAAAAGAACAACTAATGTTCTTAAGCCAATGACATCATCTAAATACATGAAAGAATAAATGACATATCTGGTAGACGATAAATGTGTTTTATGTAAACACAAGGATTGTGTAGAAGTTTGCCCTGTGGATTGTTTCTACGAAGGCGAAAACACTTTAGTAATTAATCCTGATGAATGTATCGACTGTGGAGTATGTGAACCTGAATGCCCAGTAGAGGCAATTTGGGCAGATACTGATTCTAGTAAAGACCCATCAGAATTAGCCTATTGGTTACAATATAATAATGCTGAATTCATTGAAAAGAATAACTGGCCAGTTATTACAGACAATGATGATCCAATGCCAGAACATGAAAAGTACCATCCAGATAATTTCCCAGAAGGTAAAAAACATCTCTTTAGTGAAAAGGCAATGCCCCCAGGCGGCAGTGATTAATGAATTGGTTTCAAGATCATCAACGTGTATTAGTATATCATCCTGGACAAGGTGGCGAATATATTTGCTGTAAATTAAACGGTGAAAAGCCTCCTAAAGAAAATACTACTAATAGATTTAGAACTATTAACAGTTTTCCTGGACAAGATTACTTGTATGATCAGGCACTACGTTCTGAATCTGTTTATTGGGAATGGTCAGAAGAGTGTAGACTAACTTTTAATTCAGAACAACATTTAAAAAACGAAATACAAAATTCAAATCCTAAATTTAAATTTATGGGAGGTAATCCTGACAGAGATTTTCCTAGACTAGGAAGACGTAATCATGCTGAAAAGTCTGATTGGTTTCCTACTCATTGGTGTTATGGATTGTTTAGGGAACCTGTTTTTAAGTGGCTCGATTGTGATAACGAGGAATGGTTACATCATTGGGCTGTTTGTATTCAAATGAAAGGTGATAAATCTAGTATTGTTAGAACAAGTGATACTATAACAACTCTTAATAGGTATAGAAATTACTACAATAGCAAGTATCCTAATTCTAGAATAAGTGTAGACGATCCTAAATTTAGAGAGGAAACAGGATACATGGATTGGGCTAAAAGAAATACAGAATTATTAGACGAAAATGTTAAACCTATACAATCAGATGATTTACTTAGGTTTAAGAATTTGCCTTCTTAACTAACTGGATACTTCTTTTCTTTACTCTTTTTTCGCTGATATTTTTTAATGAAATTTGAGGCCCAGCGAGAACCTCACAGTCTTTGGCTATGAATGTGCTAAGGCATATTTTAAAATAAACAAAATCTTTCTTTAAAAATATGTTAATAGGTATTAGTCTATTAGACTCATTCCACCAAACATCTCCTAGATCTAAGAACAATTTCTTTTCGTCTAGGGTTTTAAGTCGCTCAATGTCGTATATGCTTAAACAATGCTTATCATAGTTTTGTATGATACCAACATATTCATTACCAGCATAGGTTACATGGCTAAGAAATGGGAATTTCTTCTGTAACTTTTCAAATTTATTCACGTCCGCTCCATAAATACAGTATAATAAAGGTAATTTTATAATGCTAAAAACTACAACCTATTTAGTAGAACAAAACCACTCAGTAGTATATACCACTATTGGGTCCACACCGAACAGGAATATGACTATGTATGCTCGTAATTTAAAAGTTTACAAGGGTGTTAACAACCCACTTGTAATAGAAATGAAAAACAACGATCAAAAACCTGTAGATATTACTGGTAAAACATTTGTCTTTAATATCCTAGATCAGGAAAATCGTAAAACACTTATTAGTAGAACAGGTACAATTACTAATGCTTCAAAAGGCAAGGTAAAATTTGATATATCTGAGAGCGATTTGTTAAAAGTCGATGGACAGTTTTTAAACTATAGTATTTTAGACAATACTAGTGGCGATAGAGGCGTGATTTTTGTAGATGATCATTATGGTGCTATGGGTAACATAGAAGTAATTGACGGACCATATACAGAGTTTAGAACTTCACAGGAAATTACATTGCCTGATAACAATGCTGTTTCAGTTGAAGCTTCGCCTAGTTTAAATCAGAATTCTGCTTTACATACAGCTCAAGTATATTTTACAAATTTTACAGGTTCTTTAAAAATTGAAGGTAGTATGGCCGCTATAAGCGAATTAGACACAGATGAATGGTTTGAAATCACTACAAAAAACTATTCAAACCAATCAGATAACGTTTATATTAATTTTAATGGTGTTTACAGCCACGTTAGATTTTCTAGAACACTAACTTCAGGTACAATAGACAAGATATTGTATCGTTTGTAAAAAAATCACTATATGTAGTGTATTTTTATCCTATTTTTCTGGTTGACTTTATCTCCAAAGATGCTATAATGTAAGTATAGTTAAAAAGGAGCAAAAATATGTCAGCACTAACTAAACATCTAGAAGCAATTAATATTAAAGCTCAAGCATGGGTTGACGAAGATCCTAAAAACCGTTTTTCGGGTATGGTTGTAACTGACCCTAACCATTGGGCAGAGTACGGCATTTATACCCCTTCACAATATGATCGTTATGTTGACGAAAATACTCTTTACGAATTGGCATCTACGGCATATTCTAAAAGTTATGCTAGAAGCATAGATACAGCATCTATGTCTAATGATGAACTTCAAAAGGCTATTAACGAATATAGCATTCAAGCTGAAGCTACAATGAAGCAAGAAGCTGAAGAAGAAGCTATTAGAGTAAAAGACTTTGAAGGGCAGATTTTAAACACAATTAAATCTGGTGCTGGAACTCGTAAAAGAGCAATTAAATGGATTTTACAAAGTCAAGATTTAGATAAAGAAAAAGATAAAGGTTATATTTGTTATAGCCTTGGTCTTCCTTACTCATTTGAGAAGGAGTTTACAGAGGTATTAAGCTAATATGTCTTTTGTGGGCTTTTTATTATTGTGTTTAGTATTAATGTATGCTAGTAAAAACTTTCCTGGGGCTATAGGAAATTTATTTAAAGGCGTTATGATTATATTTGGAGTATTGTTTATTGCCATATTGTTATTAATGATATTGGCATATTGATAATTATTAGTTTGTAAAGAGGAATATTTTGAAAATTTTTAAAGACAAAACAGACGACTTTTTTAGATGGGTTAAAGGTACAGAACTAGTTGAACTAGACGACATTGATGTATCTGAAGATCCAGTAAGGCCTGAGCTTACTTTAGGTTTTAGAATTCTTCATGGAAGAAAGATCTTTGGTTTAAAATATCAAGATGAAATTGAGGCTATTATTTGTGTAGCATTTTGTCCTGAAATACCATATACAGTTAGAGAAATGGACTATATGAGTAGAACAGAAGATGGCACTATTGCTATTGCTTATACTGTATGGTCTCGTAAAAAAGGTGCTGGTAAAGAGATTGTAAAAAAATTAGGAGAATGGTGTAATAAAAATCATTGTTCTAGACTAGTAACGTTATCACCATTAACAACTATGGCAACACACTTTCATATTAAGAATGGGGCCAAACAAGTTCATATTAACGACATAACTCAAAACTTTGAATATAAGTTAAATTAAATTATTTGTTTATTTTTAGCAGTATTCTTAACGTAGTTTGCCATTCCGTGGTCTCTTAAACCATCAAACAATTCAAAGTTTTTAATGGCCGCCCAATGTCCTCTAGCCCAGTCTTTAAGTAATTGCCATTTAGATAAACCGTTTCTTAACTTACCATAATGATTAATGTACATCATATCCCCATGGTGTCTGAAACCCATAATCCATAAAGGTACTTTAGTAACTAGGTCGTTGTTATTACGCCATCTGTAGTGTTTAACATTAACACTTTCTACCCATTTTTTATTACCAACTCTAGGTGATCCAAACGTGTATAATTCTTTACATTTATTTTGTAATCTACTAGCGGCGATTGTTGCCATTGCTCCACCTAAACTGTGACCACAAATATATAATGGTTTTGTTGTGCTTAATTTGTCTTTTATGTCTTTCCAGACCTTATTAACTTCATCATAAAAGCCATCATGTACTCTACCTTTAGTTCTAGACTTGCTCTTCCATGCTTTTAGGTCAGCTTTGATATCATTAAACTCTTTTGGCTCTGTACCCCTAAATGCTAACACCTGCTCATCTTTGTTTGTTAATACTACTACTTGAGCACCGTCTTTGCTTATAAATTGTACTTTAGTATATCCGACCTTTTTTAGTTTAGCTGTTAATTTAGCGTCGAATTCTTCATACACTAATCCTGCCAAATTAGCGAAATGACTACTTCTATTCATAATGTTTACTCCTAATGATTACTTTTAATATACTATATTTAACGATTTTAGCGAAAAAACTGTAAACAAGATATTAATAGAACTGAAGAAAATTCAATAAATAACATTACAGGGAGACTCTAATGAAAAGAAAAACAAGATCATTACTAGAAGAATTAGATTCTATATCGTACGATAGGGATCGAAAACACGTGGTAGAAAGTAGAGCAACTCACCTAATCCAATCATCAATTAACTTAATCAATATGATAAAAGAAAATTTTAGCGAAGAAACAGCAGTAGACTTAGAAAAAAGATTTTTAGCGGCTATTAGAAAGCAAGAGCCAGTCAAATTCACTAGAGGAATTAGGAAATTAAAGCATGAAGATTAATGAAGTTGATAACGTAAAAAAGTACAGTAAAGGTAGTTATAAGTTATCAGGTGGCATAACCGGTAAGGGCGGCCAAATAGGCGAAGTTATTGATATGACAGTACGTCATTATAAGGCGTGGAGAAATATTGTAGCAAAGCATCAAGATCATGCTAAATCAAATCCAGCTGGGTTATTAAAAGCCTGGCATGAAAAATTTTATGGTTCTAGTTCAGCTAGAGTATCATGGAAGAAAGCTACTAGCGAACTTGGTGTTAGTGATGACAAAAAAGGCGCCAATGCTATTCTAAGAACTGTAATAGGTATTATGTTAAAGCCTAAATCAGCTGTAGAAATGCAATCTTACATTGAACAAATACAAGATAAACTACCTAATGATATTTCTAAAGAAGTACAAGAAGATATGCCCACTCCTCAAGGAGATCCAGAACCAGCCGCGGCACAAAACCAAGGTTCAAACATAGCAAAAGGTACACTTAAAAAAGCATCTGACGGTGCTCCATATGAGTGGAAAGGTGCTCAATGGGTAAATTTAAAAACTGGTAGGATGGCAACTAAACAAATATCCGCAGAATTAGGAAAATAAAATGCTAATAACAGAAGTACTCAAACGCCGTACATGGCAAACATTATTAGAAGCAACAGATAAAAATTTACATTTAGAGCATTTAGAAGATTTAATTTTAAATAACGGATACGATGGTGCTATTTCATCTCTAAAATATATTGATGCTATCAGAGGTATGCTTTACACAGGAGGTAAGGCACAGAGTCAAGTAACAGTTAAATGGGACGGTGCTCCGGCAGTATTTGCTGGCACAGATCCAGTAGATGGAAAGTTCTTTGTAGGAACTAAAGCAGTATTTGGTAAGACTGAACAAAAAGCGGCCAAATCTAATGCTGACATAGACAAATGGTATCCTGGAGAAGGATTAAATGCTAAACTTAAAATAGCATTATCAGAATTAAGTAAATTAGGAATTCAAAAAGTATTACAAGGTGATATGATGTTTACTGATGATTCAATAGAAGAATCAAATATTAATGGCGAAGCACATTTAACATTTACACCAAATACTATTACCTATGCTGTTCCAGTAGATAGCAGTATTGGTAAAACAATTAGACAAGCAAAAATTGGTGTTGTTTTTCATACAACATACTCAGGTGAAACGTTATCTGATATGAAAGCTGACTTTGGTGCTAGTGTAAACAATTTAAAGAAAATACCTAGTGTTTGGGTAGATGATGCTTATTATAAAGATGTTAGCGGTAAAGCAACATTAACAAAAGGTGAAAACCAAACAATAGTACAAGCATTAGGACAAAGTAAAAATACACTTGGTAAAGTAGATAAAGAAAGATTTAATTCATTTTTACAGCAACCTGATTTAGCTAAATGGGTTAAACCATTTATTAATAAAAAAATTACAGCAGGACAAAGTATAGGTGATCCTACAGCATTTGTTAAAGACTTTGTAGTATACTTTAAAGAAAGAATGGACAAAGAAATTGCTGGTTTAAAAAGTGGACCAGAAGGACCTGCGGCACAAAAAAGAATTGAACGTAATTTACAGTTAGAACAATTTGTAGATGATAACTTAAATAACTTGTTAGCAGTTATGGCCGTATATAAACAAGTTATACAACTTAAATTAAAACTGTTAAAGAAATTAGAATTAATAGAACAGAACGTAGGCACGTTCTTAAAAACAGACTCAGGATATAAAGTTACAAACCCAGAAGGTTTTGTAGCATTTGGTATTGAAGGTGGCGCTGTAAAACTTAATGATAGATTAGAATTTAATACAGCAAACTTTAATCAAGCAAAGAGCTGGAGCAAATAATGGCATTTGAATTTATAAAAGAAGAATTAGGCGAAGCTAGAATGTTTAAAGATCCTAAAAGGATTAATGTTAGCAGTCAAGCACGTTTAGGTGATACATTGTATTCTCATTTACTTGGATTACAAGTAATGAAATATGAAAACCCAGCCCAAGCTAAAGCCTATGCTAGAAGCACTATGAGGTTTGCAGGCTTTGATGGTGTACGAGCAGGAGCAACAGATTTACACAATTTGTTAGCAAGTGTTGACAAAGTGCCACAAGCTCAAGTAAAAAGATACTTAATGGACATTGTTAATGGCAGAAAAGATACCCAAGCAGATCGTAGAGCATTAATAATGATTCAAAGAGGCTTAGGTGTTAGAAGTGGTACTACAAATCAAATGAGACGTATTATTGCTGACTGGCCTAGAATGTTACCAAATGAGCGTAAAGTAGCGGCCACTAGACTAGGCTTTGCTTTAAATCACAATGCTAGAGGCAGTGACTTAACGCCTATGTATGTTAAAACAGTTAAAAAGGGTGGCTTGGGAATGGATCAAGCTAAAAGCCCATTATCTAAAAATCCACTTGTATGGGGAGCAGTAGCAGGAGCGGCCTTATACAAAGCTATACGAGATCCACGTTTAAAAGACCGTATAGGCGGTATTAAAAATTAATCTTAGTAGTTAAAAATCTCCAAAATTGTATAAATACTTGTATGTTCGCACTAGCGGATAAAAATTTAGGAGACTTAAAATGGCAGATTTAACAAGAGTACATGGCGCTTCAGGCGTTATGTTCGCAGGAAAAGATGTAGCTTTAACTAGCTTATCTAAAACTAACTTAACACAAGCAGAGCTTGATTCAGCTATCGCTTTCATCCAATTAACAGCGACTATCGTTGGTATTGGTGACGATACAGCAGGTGGATTTAACGCAGGTGCTTCAGACGTAGTTCACGTACTATCTGAAGGTCCAGCTCCAGCGGCAGGTTCTAACTTTGGTGGTGTTACTGGTGTTACGGCGGCTGTTGTAGCACACTTTAACTAATAGTTAGAGAAGTTATACACAATTAAAAATAGGCACTTTTATAGTGCCTATTTTTTTGACTACCCTTTCACGTTAAGATAAGTACATATATAATGAATTATCTTAATCTCAATGAAATAACACAAATACATTTCGAACATACTAGTAAATGTAATTTACTTTGCCCTCAATGTGCTAGAGTTACAGATGATGGTACAGTAAATCCTTATATGCCTATAGACGAAATGTCTTTAGATGACTATAAAAGAATACTAACACCTGATGTTGTTAAACACGTTAATCATGTCTTCTGGTGTGGTAATTATGGTGATAGTATTGCTAGTAATAATTTTTTAGAATGTTTAGAATTTGTAAAAAGCACAGGAATTGAAGGAATAGGTATTGTAACCAATGCTAGTGCTAGAACACCAGACTGGTGGAGAAAGTTAGCAAACATTTTAAATGGACCAAAACAATCAATAACAATTAGTGTAGACGGTCTTAAAGATACTAATCATTTATATCGTGTTAATAGTAATTGGAATAAAATTATTGAAAATGTTACAGCATTTATTGAAGCAGGTGGAGAAGTACATTGGGATTATTTAATATTTGATCACAATATACATCAAGTATCAGAAGCAAAAGAATTAGCAAAAAGTTTAGGAGTTAAAAGTATTAATTTTAAAAACACTAGTAGATTTGTAAAAGTAGAAGAATTTAATAAAGCTAGTAACGATGCCTTAACAGTTAAAACTAGAAAATCAGAACATACTATTTCTAGTAAAGAAAACAAAAACAAATCAAAATATGATCAAATTATAGATAAGTTTGGATCATTCCAAACTTATGTAGACCAGACGCCTATAACTTGTAAATATAAAAAGAAGAACATGATTTATATAGACTTTGAAGCAAAAGCCTGGCCTTGTTGTTGGGTTGGTACTAATAGATACTCTACTGGTAGAAAAAATATACAAACAAAACAAATAATAGATTTACAAGAACGTTACGGAAAAGATTTTAATAGCACAAAAATATATAG